AGTCTGTGCTAATGCCTCCGCTGTTTATAGGTAGAGGGGTAAAACTTTGTCCTTGATAAGAAACATTGTAAGTAACGTCTGTATTTATATCACCCCTAACTTCTGCAAATCTAAAGGGAAATCCATCAGGCCAAGCACGTCCTTCCCCTGCGTTAGTAGGATTCCCCGCGTCATTATCTGGATACCACTCTCCTGGGTAATAAATGGTATATAGTCTTACTAAAGGATTTTGAACAAAAGAATTTTTTTCTCTAATGAAATTTGAATTAGCTATACTAGTAATTTGAAAAGTAGTTCCGTCAATTTGTTCACTAAAAGAAGGAACTGTAAAAGGAATAGACTCAGTGTTACCAGTATCAACTCTAACATCAATAGTATCAACCTTATCTGTAATCCAGTTATCAAAGTTTACAATATAATTAAAAGTATCTGGGTCATCAGGAGCCTGGTTAATAACAATAACACCGAAGATTTTAAGAAAGATACCATCTGTATTTCTGAAAAATCTTCTCAGACCTGTTTTCGTTAAATTGAGGTTGTTTTCTGACGTAATAATTTCAGGAATTGGTTTAATATCAAATCCAGTGTTTCCAAGCGTACTGCTAGGAAAAGTAAGCATACTTTTGTCTAGTCGTCTTCCTTGTACAAAAACTGAAAAACTATCAGCGGTTACGTTAGCTAAACTTAGTGCTGCAGCAGGTAAAGAAAAAGTATTAGTCGATCCGTCTATTTGAAAAGAATTACCGTTAACAGTTACAGGAGAGGTATTATTATAACTTACACTAAATCCGTCTGTGGTTACGATATTGGTTATTGCGCGAGCGTTTTCATTAACAACAAACTCATGATTAACGTTGGCAACTTTTACTTTTACATTATTGGTTCCAGTATTTACATCTATAACGTAGGCAGAAGATCCTGTAGTGTTACCTAAAATAGTATCACCAGGCAAAACGGCTTCCGGTTTGTCTACTGTTAAAATAAAGTCATACGTCCTAGTTGACATTAATCATATACCTCTTTTAAATTGAAAGAGACTGTATAAAAGTTGTTTTCTAAACTTGTTCCAGTCGATAAGACATGAGAAATTCTTAAGGGTCCATCAAATCTTGTTTGTATTGTACCATTTTCATTTATGTGGGTCAAATCAAAAGTAAACGACTCAAAGTTACCGCTTCTAGCGCGATAAAATGTTTCAATTGCTGACTTTTCTACTCCACTAATGTTTGTATAGTTTATACTGAAGTTGCGCTTTGATCTACGACTTCTTAGACGGCGTTTTTCATAGCCCGCTTGTGATTCAAAAGCAATCATATCAAATTCTGTTTCAGTGGTGTATCCTTTATCAGGTTTTCTATCTGCCATAGAATTAAACCTGTCAAAAGTATTTCCAGGAGAAACATCAAAATGTCGAATAACTAAAGTATCCGCAGAAGTTAAAGGTGAATGAATTTTAGTTAAACTTGTACGAGGTGTAGCAAAATTAGCTTTATAAATGGGAGTATTATTTACAAATCTAAAAGAATCTACGTAACCATCTAAAGACTCAAGAGTTCCAAAACCAATTCTACCAATTTCTACATTGCCTGTGGGAGCAATAGTAATAGGAGCAGTGTTGTCTTCGGCTACTTTTGTTCCATCTACAAATAACTTAATTATCTCAACTTCACTTTCATAGGATACGGCAACGTGATACCAAGTTGAAGCAGAAATAGAGCCCCCTTGTAAATCAATAGCATCTGTTCCGCTTTCAGCAATTCTAAACTGAATTGTATCGTTAGCTAACCTACTAAGTTTAACAAAATTACTTGCATCAGTAATGTGACTAAAAACAGTATTAGCGGACCCTGTGGCATCAAAATTAACAAAAGCTTCTACAGTGAAGTCACTTGTATATCTAAAATCTGCAGAATCTGCAAAAGCAAGATAGTCACCTGTACCATCAAACTGAGCAGAAGAATTTCCATACTTTTTTGTAGAGTTTAAATTAACATCTCCAACTACAGTTCCAGCACCTCTAGCTTTAGGACTTTCATCTGTGAAATTAGTTTCAAAGTTTAAAAGAAGTACTGTATCATTAGCTTGTCCAATTGTAATACCTGATGTACCTAAATTTCTAGAAATTGATCCTGTAGTAGTTTCTGGAGCAGTATTAATAGCAGGATAATCAAAATCTGCGGAGTTCTGAGTAACACCTGATACGGTAACTAATAAGCTTTCTTTACCTTCAGAAGTAGCAATCATATCAGGAAGAGGGAAGTTTTGAGTCTCTCCATTAATTACATAACTATTGCCCGATACGGCTGTTGCATCTGTGTTACTGTAGGATACGAGTCTAGTGGCAGGATAGTTTCTTACGGTTCTGAATCTGGAGGGAAGATTGATAACACGTAGTTCTAAAGTACTTACGTCAGGGGCTGCTGCAAACGACACAGTCGCACCTGAATTAGTAATTGAATAGGTTGTTGTATCTTGGATAATACCATCCGCAGTAGCAATTACTTCTCCTGGATGGGTAGCCACAGTAGAAATATTAAAGTTAGTAGTACTGCCTGTAACTGAATAGATATCAGTAGTGATGGTAGAAAAAGATGCAGTAGTTATAGTCGCATCTGATGGATACGTTGCCATTAGATAGTCCCCCTAATTCCTCTACGAATTGGTCCATTGTTTCGTAAGTCTCTTGTAATAATATCAACGATAAGCCCTTCTGGTGTAACAGAAATGTTGGGCTGCTCAGCAGTTTCTTGCGGAGTTCCTTGGTTATTCATGTTAACCACAACGTTGTTTGTATTAGGCATCTGACCGTGTGCATTCATTGCATTTAAAGCAGGACCTCCGATTGCCTTAGCCATTGGTTTGCGAATGACAAATTCGCCAGGCTCTAATAGAGCAGGAACTCTGTCTCTCAACATCCCACCGCTTGCCATCTGTCTTACACCGCCTCCTGAAGCGAATGAGAATAAAGAACTAAAATCAATTGATTTAATAAGAGAACCCGCTAGCGCTCCAACAATACCGCCAATGGCACTTCCTGCAGGACCACCAATTAGTCCACCAGCTAAAGCCCCTAAACCTGCTCCAGCCATTCCAGCAAAATCAGCAAGGCTTTCAAAACTGAATCCTAACCCGTCAGTTTTGTCTGTAACATCGGCTGTAGATTGTGCGAGGGTGCCCTGCGCCTTACTAGTCTGTTGTACGACTTTGGCACCTTTGCTAGCTTGCGCTGCTTCTGCCTTCTTTTCTTTTACAAGATTTTTAGTAAATTGTCCTTCTCTTAGGCCTTCAGTTGCTTGTCCTAAAACACTAGATTCACCTCCAGCAACCTCAGTTACAAGCACAGGAGAACCGATTCCTCCAACGCCTCCTACAACTTGAACTCGTTGAACTTCTAGTCCTAGACCTTCAAAAACTTTCACTTGATCCGCAAAAGTTTTTTCTAAAGCATTAAAACTTGATTGAGCTGTTTGTGCAGCAGTTTGTTGAGTGCCTAACTGTTGTTGAAGAAGGCTTACCACTTGGCTTTGTGGGCTAGCTCCACCACCAAACATGCTTGCTAAATTACCAACTCCTTCTTTAACAAGTTCTTTGATAGGACCAGTGACAAACTCATCCGTAATACTAGTAGTTACATCTTCTAAAATTCCAACAAACAAATCTTTAACGCCTTGCTTGAAGTTTTCCATAGTAAGAGTGCCTTCTCGGATAGCTCCGAAGAAGTCTTCGACAGCACCTCCTAGACGGTTTTGTATTTTTTCACTAATGGCATCTAAGACTTTACGAATAGAGTCTTCTTCTCTAGCTAACGCGTCTAATCTGGTGTTTGCTGTTCGATTAATTGCGTCTCTTTCGTTTTGGAATTTTTGATCAGAAACTTTTTGTAAAGTTTCTATGTTTTTTATCTCAGCGGCGGTAATTTTTCCATCCGCAAAAGCTGTGTCAATAGCTGATTGAAGTTTTGCTTCAGCTTGTTTTCTTTCTTCTGCAAAATTCTTTCTCTGTAAGTCTTGTAAAATTAGTAAATTAGCTTTTCTTGTTTGAAGTCCCGCCAAATCTGCTTTTCTAATTTTTTCGTCTGCATTAAATTTAGCATTTATATTTTTTAACTCTAAGTCTCGGTTGGCGTCAATAGAAGTAGCCAGACCCCCTGCTCGAGTGGATGTGGCGCCGGCTCGTTGTATAATATCCTCAAAAGTGTTCGTTACAGTAGCTTTGTCAACCTTCTTTCCTGTCTCTGCTTCAACTGCAGCGGCAAACACATTAAATACTTCCGCAAGCCCATCAATAGCTTGTTTAAACATATCAGCTTGGTCTTTTATTAAATCTGCTTGAGTTTTTAGTTGTGTTGCTTGAAGTTTTAAACTTTCTGCTCTATTCATAGCAGCCTGTGCCTCAATACCAGATTGAATAGTGGTAACCTTTTCTTGAGCTTTATTTTTCTCAATTTCTACTTGAATATTATCTCTAGCTATTTGTTGTTCTGCCAACAACATTTGTTCTCGCATATTTTTTTCTTGAGATAATAGAATTTGCTCATTTAACAAGCTTGCTTGTTTTTCTATTGCTGCACTATTAGCTGCTTGAGCAGCCTCTCTTTGTGCTTGAAGTTCTAGATTTGCTTGATCTTGTCTAAGTTTTAAAATTTCTAAAGCGCTACTTCTTTCTAACGCAATAATCTCTCTTTGTTTGTCTCTAATCTCTTGAGCAGTATTCAAATTTTCAAAACGTTGCATATCAGCTAATTGATTTTGAGCTGTTCCTATCGCAGCAGCTCCTCTACCTTGTGCTTGCGCAATAAGTAAATTATTTTGTGCTGTAGCACTAGCAAGGTCTGCTTGCCTCTTCTTTTCCGCAATATCTGCTCTTTGTTGTTCTAATTCTAAATTTTGTTTATTAGCATCTATCTCAAGTTGCTTTGATTTTATAATTTCATCTGCGATATCTTTTAGTTGGCTATTTAGAGCTGTGTTTCTAGCTGCATCTGCGGTAATTTTTTGTAATTGTTGCTGTGCTTGCCCTAATTTGCCTTTTAGAGTTAGATTTTCTGCTGCCTGTTTTAAGCCTACTTCCATCTTTTCAATTTGCTTGTTGACTTTAAATAATTCCATATTTAATTTGGCAGTTCCTCCGATAATAGCCCTAGTGGCTGTATCAGCATTTTGCAAAAGAGTTTCTTCGTTAGCGGTGAGGTCTACTATTCCCTTTTTTTGCTCTAATCGAAGACCTTCTAAACCGCCATGCTTTTCCAGCTTCTCTTGCAACTTTGTAGCCTTTGCAAGCTCTTCGAGTTGATTACTTAAGTATTCTCTTTTATTTTTATTTATTTCTGTTTGAGTATCAGCAAATTTTAATTGACTCTCCAATCCATCAAATCCAGCACGTACGAGAGATACTTGTCCCCTTGATGCAGCCTCATTAAACGCTTTAAGCTCTGCACTAAAAGTTTTATTAAGGACTCTACCAATAGCTTCTAGCCTATTCAGCTCTTCACTAAGTTTTTTAATTTCGTCTCGCTGGGCGGATAATTCCTTAATACGCTTATTAAGAGCCGTAACATCTTCTCCTGTGCCGCTCAATTTGTCCATTTGCTCGTTTAACTGCTTAATAATATTATCTAATCCACCAACGCTTTGGCTCATTTTTTCTCCACCAATTGCTCCTACATTAAAAGATTCTTGAGTTCTCCTAGCCAAGTCATTAAATTGTACTATTTGTCCGACTGCTCCTACAAAAGTTCGTCCCATAGCAGTCAGTTTAAGTCTACCATCTACCATAGTTGCAATTGCTTCACCTGATATAACGCCTGACTTATCTATCTGATTTGCAAAGTATAAAGCACCATCAGCAGTAACTTTAAACCCTGAATTCACATCTTTAAATGCTTTTGCTAAATGAGGTAATTGAACTCCAGTAAGATCATTAAATTCGGCTATAAGTTGTCCAAAGACCACTGTCCCATCTGTATAAGCTTTTTCCGCTAGTTTATAAGATTGAACTTCTGCAAGTTTTTCTTTAACTAACGATGCATTATTTTCTGCTCTGGCTTCTTGTAACTCTTTTTCTGCACTGGCTAATCCTTGTTGCACTATTCTCAAGCCACGAGTTTCCGCTTTTACACGATCTAATCCTTGACCGTATTCTACCATAATCTTGGCGGTTCTGCTTCCTTCTCTTGTTTGTATCGTCAACACGCCGTTCATTTTTTCTACTTCTTCTCTTAGTTTTCGTCCTGCTTCAGTCTGCTCCAAAAATTCGGTTGCTTTTCTTTTTGCATCCGCGCTAGTAGCTGAAACTGATCGACCACTACCCTCGAATTGTTGCACCATTCTTGGACCCATCATATCCTGGAGTCTTTCACTTTCAGCAAAAGACATTCCTCTTTGAATAGCCTTTCTAGCGTCTTTTCCAATTTCCTCCAATTCTTTTGCATTGAAATTTTTCTTTAAAGTTTCAAGCATTTGTAAATCTCCCATCTGAGCCGCATCTACAACGCCTGCCAATCCTCTTTCCAAATCTCTAGATTCTTTTCCTAATTCTTTAAAGAACTTAACTATGTCTCCTAAAATATCTCTATCAAAAAGAGTTCCAACTAACTGAGCAGCAGCAATAACTAAGAACAGGCCATTTAAGAAAGCCATAAGCCCTCCCAACACAACTCCTAATCCTGTTATAGCTCCTCTAGCAATGACTGCCGTCTTTGCTAAAAACAAGTTTGCTGCACCTGCGCCCCTTGTAGATACTCCATAAAGCCTTGTGACCGCCCCAGCAGCTTTTGTTCTTTCCATAGACCTAGCAATAGCAGCTTCTTTATCTTTAACTGCTCGAGTTCCGTTTCGAACTTCTTCTCTATACTGTCTTTCTGCTGCTCTAGCTTGGTTAAGAGTTTTTATGTCTTGTAATTGTTGAGTTCTGCCTACATTCCCAGCTGCTGCTCTATCCATAGCCTGCGCTGCAGCGGCGTTTAATCCAGCTGATCCTGTTGCAAATCTACCACTAAATCCTGCCGCCTTTTCCATTGCTCTTTCATTAGCTTGAGCAACTTTAGCTATACTCCCTGCCGCTACTTTTCCTGCATCTGCAAAACGTTCCAATCTACCCACATTTGTTTTTACAAAGCCGCCAATAACTTCTCCAGTTTTTGCGAATACTAACCTTCCTAGAACACCAAAAGCCAACAAAGCGTTTCCTAAACTGCTAGAGAAAAAGTCTGCTAAAGGAGCTAAGAAATCTGCGGCTAGCTCGCCAACTTGTTGTGCTAAGTCTTGGATAGATGCGGAAAGTTTTTCAAAAGATTCTTGAGAGGTGGTGCCTGAAACGCTAATAATACCAAACTTTCGTTCACCTTCTTCAATCGCGGCGTTAACAAAAGCTTGTCTTCTTTCAAAATTTGTCAAAGAGGTAGCTGCTTTACCTATCTCTGCTGCATATTTTTGCACCGCAGGTTCAATTCTAGTAAAAATACCAAGTTCGTCTAAAAGTTCTGGTTCTAGTTTAGCAGTACCACGTAATAGTCGTTGCAAAGCATCTGTTAAGTTTCTACCTAAAGCCCTTGACGCTTTAAGAGATACTAAACTTAGCCTTTCTATTTGTTCTGTGTTAAATCCTGCGGATAATCCAATGTTAAGATTTTGAGAAGCCTCTGCGAGAGATAATTGACCTTTAGTAATATCTTGAATAGATTTTAAAATTTGGTTTCCAGAAGCACCAACTTCTAGGGCAAGAGTCCTAGTACCTTGAATAGTTTGCTCTGCTTGAGCTGCCCTACTGAGGGCTTGAAATGCAGCAGTTACGGCAAAGATAGTAGCAGCGGCACCTGCATAAGCGGAAACAAGACCGCCCAAGCCTGATGCTTGAGCAGCGAACTGTCTACCAGAAGATGCGGAGGCTTGTCCCAAACGAGTTTGAGCACGCCCAACATTATCCGTATCTTTAGCTGTTTTTTGAGCCCCTGTAGTAGTAAAACGAGTCTCAACTATGTTCTGGATTTTTGCCATTAATGTTTCCTTGTTTGTTGAAGTTTACGCTGGTTTTCATAATGTTTACCAGCCTCTACAATAATAAATTGTAACAAATCAAAAGCTTCTCGATTACCTTCGATTCCATATAATATCATTATATCCCCAAGACCAGAAAAATCTTTTCCTAACCAAACTCCGTTCATACCTTCTATTCTATCAGGTAAAACTTGGAACAACATTACGGCTATCTGAGCTTCATAAGAAAGGTCACCTAACTCCATTGGTATTTCATCTGGGTTAGGTTCCCACCCCATTTGCTCACACATTAGCAAATACTGCTCTTGGGTCATTCCTCCGGCTTGGAATTGGTGCTTGAGGAACCTTTCAAGTTTTTTAAGTCAGTCTCCTTCTTCGTAATAGAAAACTGTTCAAACTCATTCATAGTATCTGTAATAAACTGATCAAAAACTGTTGAATTGCGAACTAAATCAATAGCTTCTTCAAGAGAATAATCAATATTATCTTCTCCATCCATTGAACTAATGTCTACAGGAAGGAGATGTGGTAGATGCTTTACTTTTAAGCCTCTCCAATCTCTGATTGCACGTTCTGTATAAGCTGCTAAGAACTTATCATTATCAATCTCTTCTTCGCGCTGACGAGTACGCTTATTAAATTTGAAACTCAAACTCGCATTACGAATCTTCAACAAATCTTCTCTAGTTAGATAAACAAGGCTAATAACAAAGCCTTCAATATCTGGAAATTCTACATCGACAACTGTTTCAGTTGCCATTAGGGATGAAATTTTACTCATTTTTCCCTCTCTCCTCTCTAATAAAAAGGGTGTCCATCGATTTTCAACTCATGAACAGCCGAGGGGATAAAGCTGTACACTTGTTAACACGATGAACACCCACATGAAACTTGATTTTTCCCCTCATTAAAAATCTAAGTTACGCTGCTTGAACAACGAAGGTGACGTTTGCGCCTTGACCCTTCTGAGCACTTGTTTCCTGTGCAAGGAACTCAGCTGAGATTCCGACAACGTCATCAATTGTATGAGTTGGGAAGCTGAACTGAACTGCCTGCATATCGATTGCAAAGAAAGGAGCAGTTGCGCCACCAATCTTGAGGTTGGCCTGTGTTCCTTGAGCAATAGATGTTGAATTGTTAGAAGTGATATTTCTTAGGAAGGCTGCAGAGTTATCACTGGTTGTTGTTCCGCTACGTAGATAAGCACTAATTGACCCTGAGATTGTTTGCACACCTGTAAACTGAGCGATTGGCTGGTTAAGGTTAGCAAGTTCTTCTGGTGTTAAGTATGTAATGTTATTGTTAACATCAAAAGTAAGTCCTGTAACAGGGAATGTGTGTTCTGCTACATCACCACTGGATGTATCAGTAATTTCGATTGTTGATAAACGGTTCTGAATGAACTCAGCTGATGTAACAGAACCAGCAACGTTGTAAGAGTTCCAAGGCTGATAAGCAGCAACCTTAGTTAGCTCTAGAGCGTTGGAGTTAGCTGCGACTTGAGTTCCATCATTAAGAACTCCACCAAATACAGAAACTGCAATGTCACGAGGACTGCCTGTTAGCTCAACAAGGTTGGTCGCAAAACCTGTCCAAGTTGTAGTGGCAATCCCATCAATAGCAGCGTCAATAGAAGCCTGGTTAACTGTTGCGTTTGCTAGCTGATAAATAACGTTATCAACTTTCATATAGAGGTGAGCCTCTGTAGCAGTAGCAAAGTTAGCCTTTGATGGGAACACGTTAGCAGATTCGCCTCTTTCTCTATTCTCAAGCATAGCAACACCAGTGGCAGCAGTACCTTGCCATACACTTTGGCCAGTGGTTCCGCTTGCTGGAGCAGTATTACTCATAAGAGACTGCCATAAGAACCAGTCTGCAACTGGTTGAGCGTTTCCGTTTTGTGATAAGTTTGCGGTTGTAGTGCCTAAAATACTTGTAGCGCGTGTGGGTTTTAAATAAGCCTGGAAGTTCCAGTCAACTGGGTTAATAGCTGTATTGAACCGCTGTTGTGAACGATCTGGGCTTAGACCACTTTCAAGAGATGTAATATCCTGAGTCGCGGCTGCTTGGCTAAAGGCATATCCCGCTAGCACTTCTACTTGCCATGTATTGGCTGGCACAAGTGCAGTAATTGCTGCTCCACCATTAATATCAATGGTAGAGTAGAAAACTTTTGTATTTCTTTGTAAGTTAAGCGATGCCATTCTTAAAGCTCCTTTAATTTTCTAATTCATACTCAACATTTACAAAGACTTCTCCGATACCATATGGTTCGATCAGCCCTTCGTCTGTTGATATATTTGAGATACTTAGTTGTAATAATCCTTTGTCCGACTGAGTAGTAATTCCATAAATAACATGCTCAACATCATCAATTAGATTTTCAAGTCCGTCCTGTGCTTCTTCTTGCTTAATATAGCAACGTATTACAATAGTTAGAAGAGCTAATGTTAAACCTTGAGATTGATAGTCTCTATTTTCTACTCCTGCTGCTAAGTATATAGCAGGAAAATCATTAACCTCATCAATAAACTTTAGTTGTCTAAAAACATTATTAGCTAAATCAAAGTTGTAAGTGTAAGAAGCATCGAATGTAGAAGTCGATCCGTTAATTTTTTTCAATTCAGTGACAAGGAAGTTTACAATGTCTCTTCGACGACTATTTGCCATTCTTTTTTCCTTAGTCTATATAGAGTATAGCAAACCCATTCTGTGTCTGCAATGTATAAATTTTCAATAAGTAGTTTTAGTATATTTATATCCCTTTTACAAGGTTAAACTGTCTTCCGACTCTTTGTTGTGTTATATTTCTAATACTTTCTTCTACTGTTCTACTGGGATTTCTCGCCGTGTCCTCGTGAACTTGGTAGATAGGATTATAGAAATATTGAATTAAGTCACCCCTAACTTGAGTATAAACACTATTAATAAATCGGCCTGTTCTATTTGTGAGAATATTTGGAGAAAGTGCGGGTCCTCGCCTTGGGCCCTTTGGCATTCTTGCTCTTAAGGAGCGCCTAACAGAATCAGTTAACTGAGTAGAAGAGATAGTATCTTGTATATTTTTAGTCCTACTTTCTCTAGTTGAAGAGGCACTTTTTACCCCTTTTGTAACTACTCCCATTGCTAATTTTGGAATCTCTGTTGAAACTACTAAAGCTGTCTCGGGTCTAGTTGGATCCAACTCTCTGGCAAGTAATAATAACTCCTCAAAAAACTCAATAGATAATTTTTTGCTTCCTAAGTTTCTAAAAACATATTCAACAAACCTAGAGCTAACACGAGGACCTAGTCTGTCATATATCTTTTTAGTACCATCTAATGCACCGTTTTCTATTGCTCTATCTGCCGCTGCAGATAGTTTAAACTGTATTCTCGCTCTATATTGTCCATTTTCATAACGAGCAGAGCTTTTATCAGGAGAAACAGAAATATACTTATCAAAGTTTGTTTTACTAGAGATGTTAAGAGTTCTTGCAGCAGCAGGAAAAAAAGTTATTCTTGGTACTCTACCCTGCCCACCTACATGTTCTTTATCTAGATAGTTAAACAAAACAAAATTAGAAATCTTTTCATTTATAATATTTAAGACTTCGTTTTTATAAGCTTCTGCGTCGGGATTACCGCTAAACAGCCAATTTTTAACACCTTCTGCACTTAAAGCTGTAGCTGTTTTTCTGGGGTCAATGCCTTCATCTAATTCTTGCTGTAACCCAGGAATAAAACTAGTATCAATATTAGTAGTTTGTTCTGTTAAGGTTGTAGCAGAAGGAGTCTTACCTATTGCAAAAGTTTTAAATTCTGTAGGAATTGTCTCTTCATCTGCTCTTGTCTTACCTATACCTCTTGTAAATCGGGAGGCATCTGCCCCACCAAATAATTCAATAGCACTTTGAAAGCTAATTGTGGCATCGGGAGCAGATCCTGGCTTGGTATATTGTTGTAGTTGAGTAGAGCTTAAAGGTCGAAAGGGACCTTGAGTCTCGAAAAAGTCAGAGGCTTCTCTAACAAGAGTATTTCTAATTTTATCTCTTTCTGATCGACTACCTTTTTGAGCAACCGACCTCTGTAATCTTCTTACGTGTTGCTCAATAGGTACTCGGTCAGAGTAAACTTGAATGTCAGTAACCAGCTGTTTTGATGCTCCTGTTAACCTAGGGGCTCTAGCCATTATTCAATTATCCTATATAAATCTAAAACTCGTTTAATGTGAGGAGGAAAGTTTGCTGCTAGGGCAGGTCTATCCACTGACTCTCCTGCAAGAGAAAACCCTGCACGATCTTGCTCTTCTTTGTGTAATAGTTTGATATAGTCTAAAGTTGCAAGAGATAAATCTTGAGGAACATTGCCTGATTCATATCCTGCTCTATAATTAACTCTGATAGCTCTTGGGAAGTTTTGGAATCGCTTAGGTCCAGTTAAGCTTAATCCTTGACTTCCACCACCAGAACCGACATTACGACTAATCTCTCCGCTATCTTTCTTGAATACAAAGTCTTCTTGAGTCGCGTGAGTATCAGTTATATCTACTGCAGCATTAGAGCCTTCAAAATGTAGTAATAGTACAGTCTCATCATCAGTTAAATGCTGATATTCTGGAGCAGTAAAAGCTGCCGTATAGTATCCTGATTTTGAAATTCTTAATTCATCTAAATGTCCAGTAAAGTAGCTACTTCCTGCACCAGAACGAGCAATATTTACGTCACCTGCAAAGTTAGGAACATCAACTGTTCTTGCAACAGTAGTGGTGCTGCCAATCTGAGTTCCATCTCTAAATAACTTTAAATCAGTTCCGTTTCTAGAAACTGCTAAATGATGAAACACATTAGCACTATATCCAGCAGTGCTACTATGAGTTACATTAATAGTCTCAGTTCCCCCCTCTAAAACTCTAAACTGGAGTCCTTCACTAGCATCATATTTTAAATGCCATAAATTACTTGCGTCCACATATTGTTCTGCTAATACTTGGGTAGTGCTGAAGGAAGCAAATCTAGCTTGTACATCAATAGTAAAACCATCAGTATCAAACCAGAAATCATCGCCTCCTACAGCATTTAAATAGTCAGAATTAGTAGCCCCATTAAAATAGCCAGAAGAACGTCCAAATTTCTTAACTCTAGTAGTAATGTGAGTGTTTCCTTCTACACTAATATTATGGTTGTCTCTATCAAGACTTACCAACCCTCCATCAGAAGAAGGAGAGTTTAAACTTTGATAAGAAGTACCGTCAAACTCATAAACAGAGTAAACATTAGCTAAAGGAAGACGAGAGACAAAGATAGAACTTACTCCCCCATCAAAAGATTCACTATAATTGTTAGCTAGAACTTCGAACCCAATATAGTGTTCAACTATACCACAAGCATAGTTGATCAAATTAGATAATCTACCATCATGAGTAACACTATTAATACTTAAATAGTCTTTTACTACAGGTAGAGTTACGTATGGGTATTTTCCTGCATTGCTATCATCTATTGCCACTAAAATATTCTCCTATTATTTCTTTGTGGTTGTTGTAACTTTAGGAGCAGAAGCTGTAGCTACTTTAGGCTCCTCCTTAACAACAGGTTTTGGTGCAACTGGTGCGGGAGCTGCTTTAGCAGCTGGAGCAGGGTTTAGTTTTGCATTAACATCTGCAATTAGTGCTGGAACTAACCCAGGACCATACCCATGAGTAAGAGCCCAGTTTTCAATTTCCTCGTCTGTTTTTAGACCTTCTGCGATAACTTTATCAACATCTGTAATGTCATCCATTATTTGACCCATATTCTTTATCTCCTTAGTAATAAGGGGAGGCAGATATTACACCTACCTCCCCCGTGGTTTTCAACGATGTGAAAGCTAGTAAGATTAGCCAGCTTGGATTAGTGATGCATAAGCAAAGTTTGTTGCATCAAGGGCTGCACTGCCGTTTGAGCTGAGTGCCTTGAAGTCAAAGCGTGTGCTCATATACATTGCAGTAACCTGCTGACGTGGTTCGTACTCACTCTCGATCTCCATGCCACGACGCTCGGCAATCATGAAGCCTGGCTTGTAAACAAGTACACCTAGCTCATTGCCTGAAGAACCGACGTTGTCCATGAACTCAGAGATAACAATTGGAATACCATAAATGGCACCAACTGCACCTGTGAGATATGTTGCATTTGGACCGAACTTATCGACTGTGCGGAAGTCTGAGAAGCTAACTAGCTCGTTGTAGCCCTCAACAGAGGTTACATAAACTAGATGGTCGCCTAGCTGTAGACCATACTTACCCATCTTTGCACGGGCGGAAGCGATATCAGAAGCATCAGCCTTGTCGTTTGCACCGCCTGTATCGGTGGTTAGACCAGCGATATCGTCGGCTAGGGTTACAAGACCCTTGAAGACTGCAGCATAACCAGCACCTGCTGTGATAGCATTGGTTGGGGAAGCTGTGAATCCTGATAGGGCTCCGTTACCACGTAGAATAGCCTTGTCGATGGCGCGGGCCATACGACGAGTAGCTGAACGACGTAGGAAGTCCATTAGTGGTAGAACTGTATCCTCTTCCTCATCCTTGGCTAGGTGTGTAGTAGCCATGAACTTGTGAGGTGTGAAGGTTACAGCGCCGATTGTGTTCTGGTTTGAAGTTGGAACGTTTGTGCCATCGGCAATGCCGGTAGCGAAAGTTCCGCTTGCAAACTGTGCAACGTCACCATCGGTGTCTTCTGTTGCGACTGGTACACGGAAGTTACGTGCATCAACCTGGATTCTATCGAACATTGGTGCAACAACTAGCTGCTGCTCCATCTCTTCGTATACGTTTGTTGAGAAGTTAGAAAGGAACTGGTCAACAGTTGTGACTGCCTTAATTCTCTCACCCATCTTTGTGTCGAATGGGTCGCGACGGTTTAGTGCCTTAGCTAGCATTAGAGCGTTTGTCAGCTCCTTAGCGTTAAACTGTGGCTCAGAAGCGCGGCGTGCGTTCTCCTGATAAACCATCTTGGACTGAGTAAGGGCAGAAACCTGCTCTTTATACTTCTTGATCTCAGCCTGTAGCTCTTCGAGCTTTTCGGACTCAACAGGGGTATAATCCTTCTTGTCCTTTGCGTCGCCCTCTGCAATAATTGCCTCACCAGTCTTTTCGATTAGTTCGGCAACGCGTGGTTCTTCAACCTTAACGGTTTCAACTGCCTTTTCCTCAACTTGGGTATCGGAAGAAGCATCGGTTTTAATTACCATTGGTTCACCAACATCTTGTGTCGCCATTGTGTCATTCTCCTTTGAATTAATTGTATTTTTGTGACCGTGAAGCTTAAGGGCTAAATCAACATTGTTGTCCTCAACTTCACCTGATGTAATCGCTTTCAGTTCACGAATTTGATTAATCATATGTTTTGCAACTTGGTAGTTTGTATCGGTCCATTCTGAGAATGGAGCAATCTTTAAGTTAATTGTTTTGTTTAGTTTTTCCTGTTGTTCCTCAGTGAGGCTTCCTGATTTAAGCTCAAATAAGTCTTGCTCACTTACGTTAACAAGATCATTGAAATCAGATTTTACAACCTCTCTATCAGCATCTGTTAAAGGATCTGAAGAAATCTCTGTAAGAACAATGTCGTACTTTGTTTCTAAGTCCCAAGAATTAACAACAGATAGATTTTTTGCATCTACGTTAATGTTATTATCTCTTGATTCTCCGTTTAAGTCAACTTCTAAAAGTTGAAAAAATGGGCTTTGGGCAGTTGCTAGTTTTGAGACTTTCCATCTCTTACTAGCATACTTTACAAAATCGCCATTCTGAATTCTTGATGTTTCTGCACTAAGAAGATTCACAAAAGGAATGGGCGCATAAGGATCAACTGAGATATCCTCATCCTCTTCCTCTTTCTCCGCATGATCAGACTCAATTACTTCAGAAGTTTTTTCTTCTACAGCTTCGACTTCGGCTGTTTTTGTTTCCTCAACAACCTCTTCCTCTACTGCCTTAACTTCTTCAACAACTGGGTTCTCAGAAACATCAGATGTATCTAGGGTTTCATCTTCCATTACATCTTCTCCTTTTCTGGTTTCTGACTCGGCTAAAAGATTCATAGACCCATTCCCTACCATGACTTCTGACGGGGACATTGGCCTTTCCTCTACTGTATCCTGTGGATCATTTAGCTCACTTGGCTTTACTAAGAAAACCATTTCATGTGAGTGAGGCACAGGAGTAGCTGCCTCTAGTAATTTATAATTTCGAACCTCATGAAAGTGTGCCTTACCGTGAGAGCAATAAGTGGTAACACCGTTACCTACCTCATCAATCTCAACAGTATGGTAATGTTGTCCTGCATAAGCAGTAACACCTACACTAACATCGTGGTTGCTTTTTTGTTCTTTAGCCATTAGGCTCTTTTTAAAGTCTTCGTATTCGTTATCAGAATTAAAATTCTTTCTGATACTAAACAAGCTCTCTTGGTTACAAGGAACACTGACTACACTAATTTCGAGTAGTTCTACGTCCGTAATTAGCATTGTATCATCATTAGAGTTATATTTACCATCTTTAACTCTAAATCCTACACTAAAGCTTTTTAGTGCTCCGTCGCTGATAAGGGTTTGAACCCCATGTAGCTTTTCGGCTGCTTCACTAACAGCAGCTTCTACATAAATACCTTTTTTATCAACAGTAACCTTATCTACACGACCAATAGGCTTACCATGATCATGTTGATAAAGAAGAACTGGATTTTTTCTATAGTTTTCTACCCCCTTGGCCCAAGCAGTGGCAGAAATAACATCACCTGAACGATCTTTATCGACAGTATTTGCATATCCTGCAATCTTAAGAGATTTTTTATCTCTCTTGACACCTTTTGTTTCAAGGGAACTATTTAAATAAAATGTTTTATTCATTGTGAAGTTTCCTCTGTGCTAGCGTTCCCACTAGTATCTTCTTGAGAATTAGGTCTTCCTCCTTGAGTAGCATCTGTAGCGCTACCTGTAATATTTTGAGGAATTCTGATATTATCAGAGTCTCCATCTTGAAGTGTGGGGAACCTAAGTCCTTCGCGAGCTTCGTTTGGAGTAATTATACCTGTGTTAACTAATGTTGAATAGTACACAGCTTGTGTTCTATTATCAGGTTGTAATGCTAGTATAGCAGTTTTATCTGGCCTTATGCTAACATTATTATTGAAGAAATGAGCAAAAGCACTACAAAATTGTTCCAGAATAGGAAGAACCGTATGGTCATAGAATAAAACCTGGTTTGCAGAAATGTTAGCATTGTTTCCAGATTTTAATAGGACATAAGGAACACCTAAAGCTTTTGCCATATCTTGTTGAATACGTTCAATGGAATTTTCAAAATCTAATTCATTAAAGTTAACTTGAGAAAATTTATCAATCTTTAGTCCACCATCTAAGATTGCGGGAGAACGAGCACCATTGAATAAACTTGTATAACTTTGTCTCCAAGCTTCTAAAATTCTATATTTAATCTTTTGGCTAAGAACATTATCAGTAGTTAATACGAAACCTGGAACAGCGTTATTTTTAAAGAACTGCCTTTGGAAATTAATCATATAGTAATATAACTCAAATAATCTTTCTAGAGGACGTAGTCTACTATACCCTCTGAAAATGCTATCCTCATTTTCACTCTTAATGTGGATAATTTCGTCAGGGAGGAATTGAATTGCTTCAGCTTTTCTTGCCTTACCATACCCAAATAAATCAGACTCACTCTGATTTCTTAATAAGTAATTGTAGTGAGAAACAAAAGCTCTTTCGTCGGGAACAATTTCCATATCATTAGCCGGAATTACGTATAAAGCGCCGCCTTCTGTTTCTTTATCATAATAAAAGAAAGCGTTGCCGTCTAAGAAAAAATCTAGAAAGGCTCTTCTAAATAATCTAACTCTATCTTCAAAAGGATTAGGCTTAGAATTTAGAAGTTTATTTACTTTTTTGGAAGGTGAGCCTCCTTCAATACGTAAAGGAACCTCGATTAGTGCGTTAATAATAATGTCCACAGATCTATGAACAACCTCGATTTCTCTATAGGCTTGTTCGAAATCAACAATATTTTCTGGGCTTGAAAAAGGTTCCTGTGCAGCGATAGAAGGCTGTACAGGGTTAAGTTTTTCAGAAATCCACTGTCTCCAGGCTGGAACCTCGCTTGCCATTTTCTAATATTTCTCCTTTTGTATCTGGACCCAGTTTTTTACTTTTGGAACTAATGAGTTAGAATATCTTTGTCCGAATATATTATGTAATCTTTGATGGTGTGTCTTACACAAAGTTAAAGCATTTTCGTTTGAAAGTTCCCACAAATAGTCCTCTTCAAACTTTTCTCTATACTTAACTATCTCATCTACAGAAGTTATTTCTTCTATGTTATTAGACTCGCACCAAGCATTAAATAAGTCAGATACGCTATATAAATGATGAAATTCAAGACTTTTTGTACTATTACAAATGTAACAAAAATCTTGTTTTTCATAGTTTTTCTTCAAATAATCTCTAATATATTTTACCGGAAACCTTTTTAGCATACCAGACAAATTTTGAATATTTTATAAAACATAAGTATTTTTAAAATCTTCTACTACTTTCCATCTTAATTCTTCATGATTTTTGTGTGTATTTAGTCCCACATCTTTTTCTGGTAATAATGTTACCTCAGTTGAGATGGTTTTGTGTTTAGTTTTATAAAAATGAGACATAGATAAAGATACTAGTATATCATCTCCTCTTTTTATAATTCCCCAGGGTTTTACATAATCATCAAAAATAACTCTTAAGCTATCATTGTCTACAGCGACACAAGAACCTACAGCTACATCCACATCTCTATCTACACACCACACATCTTTTAACTCTTTGTAAGATTTTGCATCTTTTAAATTGTTTTTTCCATAAATACTTACTAAAGAAGTGGGGTATTTTTCAACTGTTTTTCTTAAAGTTAATAAACAATGCTTAGTTGGTAAAATATCATCGTCTAAAATGATAGAATATTTAAATTTAGACTTAGCTGCCCAATACCATCGGTCAATACACCATTTATTTTCTTCATTATTGTGAAATAACACTTTTGGTATTTCAAGTTTTGTGTTATTTCCATTGTTTACCACTAATATCGGCATAAATTCTTGAAAAGCATACGCTATTCTTAAAACATTGTCTAATCTTTTATAATTTAAAATAATAAGCTGAGTATCTCGTAAAATCATGCTGCTGCAAATATACCAACTGATCGTTTTTGGTGTGTATAAATAGCGTATCTAACCGCATCACTAGCATGAGAAGCCCAATCATGAACAGGTTTTGGATTTTCTGTCTTTGGATTCCATTTGTAACTACTTAAAGATGAATAGGTATGTCCACATTTATTCACATCTACAAACAAATTATCATTTTCAATTAAAACTTGTACAGCAGCTATGCCGTCATTGACACTTTTAATTGCGTTTTCACAGTAAATATCATAATCATAGGCTAAATCGGCTTTTAATTGTTGTGCAGCACTATCAATGTAGATAGTATCAATTCCCCACTCATCAATTTTTTCTTGTATTTCTTCTGCTAAAGTACTTGTTGTAGTTTCATTTGAAACGTATTCGTCTACAAGAAAAAATTCGTCACCATCCGTTGCTATAACAACAAAAACATTTTCATCTCTGTATCCAACATCGAGTCCCGCAATAAAATCAAAACGACGATCTCTAGCCTGTACATGACTTAAGTCAATTAAATGTTTTTCTTCATTTAGTTCATATACTTGAAGTTCAGTTGTTGTCCAATCACACTCGTACTCTTGTGCAAAAAGTTTTCTTGTTGATGATCGACGAGCTTCATCAATATCTTTTTCTTTTAAAAAAGGATTAGCTCTCCAAGTATATAATCCACTTCCCCAATCAGGATATTCAGTATCTTCCCCTCTTAAAAAGTAATTATATAAATAATTACCTTTTCCTCTAGGAGTTGAGATAAATAAAGCTCTAGAATCTTCATAAGTAGACAAAGCAGGTCGCAAGTCTCTTGTAAAGTATTCATCATCGTCAATAATAGCCGCCTCGTCCACAATTAATAAGTTTGCTGCTCTACCAACTAAACTATCCCTGTTATTAGCACTCAATAGTCTAAAAGTTGAACCATTAATTAGTCTAACTACTTTATCTTTTTGGTTAAATCGTTCAACCTCTATTTGTAAATTTTTAATAATATCAGTTGTATAATCCCAAATAATTGAAGAAAGAGAAAAGTTAGGAGCAACAATCATAACTTGTTGGTTTGGTTCTAGTAATTTAGCAAAAGCTAAAATTGATGCAGATAAGCTTTTTCCTGTTCTTCGGGCAGATATATGTACCCAAAATCGGCTTTCTTCAAGACCACTAACCATTGCCCATTGAGACTCATTAAATTTAATTCCGCGATGTTCACCTACTACAATTTTATCTAGTAAGCGTTCTACTGGTACTTTAAAAAATTGTTCTGACATTATCCCCTACCATTTAATATTTGAAAAAGCTGATAAAGCTGCTATTAATCCTCCTATAACTGCTCCTACAAAAAATAAAGTTCTTAAACTGGTTCTACCTTCTGTTGCAAGTTTTTTTAGTGCAGCTACATCTGAATGTAATGCTTGAAGATTTTCCATAATTCTATTGTATCTTTCCTGACAAACAGCCTCATGAGTGCTCAAAGAAGATTTAGTTTCTTGAGTTCTTTCATGTAATAAATCAATTTCTTTGTTTATCTCATCAGACATAGTAATTCACCATTAAATTTTGATAATAAACTTTACAGCTACCGCTGGGTGAGTAATTGTTAAAGCTGGAATAGATAATCCTGGAACGGATAATCCTGGAACGGATAGTCCTGGGATACTATGAGTGTGAGTTGCGTGATCACTTACAGCAGTAACAGCACTAGAGGTAGAAGAGTCTTTCGCTGAAGTAGCAAAGGTGGCAGTGGTTACACTGTGAGTAGTAGGACCGCCCGAACCTGTTGTACCTGTTCCTGTAGTACTTCCTCCTGTTGTACCTGCTCCTGTAGTTCCTGTCCCAGAAGAGTTTTGAGCACTGGCATTAATTTCTCCACCAGTTTTACTACCAAGAGTAAAGGTAGATGCACCATATGGGGCGCGGTCCCTCATGTCAGGAACATTAAAAGTCGTAGACCCGTCGCCAACTCCATAAGTTGTACCAATAACAGCAAAAAGTTCTGAGTATGTGGTACGATTAACTGCTGATCCTTCGCAAAGTAGCCAGCCAGAAGGCGCAGTCGCTGCACCGTGCATACAAATCATTCCTGAAGGAAGTACTTTAATACCTCCAGCAGTTGATCCATTATGCACTCTAATAGATGCATAATCTGAAGTATCAGTGGAGATTTCGCCAGCAGCACCAGTAAATGAATTGTTTTGAGCAGCTGTTCCTCTCCTAAATTGTAATTGTGTAGGCATTTTTTATTCTCCTTATGTTAATGCACCCATATCTACAGTGCCTAATTGGTTAGTGGGGTCCGTTCTTAAATCTAAGTCTGTTAATGCGTCATCAATAGCTATTCCAAAAGCGTCGCGTCCATCGTCTAGGGTACTAGACAGTGTGCCACAATCTGTATCTACGGCTAAAGTTGTAGCAGGGTTTGAGCCAGTGCTAACAGTTGTAAAAGCTAAATTTCCAGAACCATCGGTTTTTAAAACCTGCCCAGTGCTACCATCTGCATCAGGAAGTGTCCAGGTGATATTTGATGAGATTGTTGAGGGGGCTTGAAAAGCTACCCAGTTACTGCTATCAGAATCTGCAAATCGTAAGTCATTTTGTGCGTTTAATGTTAACGCACTTGTCATTGTTAGTCCACCACTAAATGTTAATGCTCCTGACGCTGAATCTGTTGCGTCTGAACGTAAAAATGAGGCACTACTAACTCCATCAAGTAAATCAGCATCCAAACCAGACCCTGCACCATCGACAGTTTTAATCTTAGTTAAAACATCTGCTGCAGTATAACTCGCAGAAGCTAGTTTAGCGTCTAACTGAGTTTGAATTGCAGAGGTTACACCATCGACATAGTTAAGTTCAGCAGCTGTAGCACTTACAGCAGTTCCTCCAATTTTTAGAGTAGTTGCATCCACAGTGGAAGAAACAACTTCTCCTCCGACCTTTACGTTACCTGTAGAAGTTCCATTGCCAACAGTAACAGTAGCGTTAGCTTGAACCTCAAACTTATTTGTGGCGTCAATTCCAAGTCCACCTAGAAATTTATCAACTCTGGTTACCATTTATTTCTTCCTTTTTTTAGTAGCTGCCTTGACATAAGTTGCTTTTTTTGTCATTGATTTTGTAGGGCTAATTCTAGCAAAACCACCACGAACTGGTTGTAGCTTTTTATGTGCAGGACCGATACGAGGCATTACTTATATTTCCTAATTACCATGTTTCTGAAAGGTGTTTTAGCAGCACAATGCTCTTCCTCACTCATTCCTGTTGGACGACGACCTACAGCTTTAGTAACCATTCGTCCAAGCGGCGTATAAAATGCACACCAAGGTTGAGTCTTTTTACTACGGGTATCTCTACCCATAGTTTCCCACCTAGCTGGTCCGTAAGCTGATTTAGGAATTCTTTTCATTCGTGCCATAATTTTTCACCTTTTAAAATATGTTATTTATACTTTACTTTATAGAGTAGTAGAAGTCAAATTAAAATTTACGAAATTGTTCGAAACTCTAATGCTAACCCTGAAGGTAAAGAAGCATCTTTAAATTGAACGTTCGCTCCAGAAGCTCCTAAAACATATTCAGAAGGTCTTTGTGTTATTCCATTGAGACTTACAAAAACGTTATTAACATTTGTTACAGTAACTCCAATTGCATACGAGTTGTATGTTCCAGTTGTATGTTCTGTCCCAGTTATTGTTGAGAAGGCACTTGCAATTTTAGCATCTAACTGTGTTTGGATACCAGAAGTTACGCCATCTAAGTATCCTAACTCTGTCGAAGTTACTGCGGAAACTGCGATTTTACCAGAACCATCAGAGGCTAAAGCTCTTGAGGCGGTTAAGTCACTAGTAGTAACAGAAGATATAGCACCAGCAATATTATTAGTTCTACGAGTTTCTAAGGCTGTAATGTTAGTTGCATTTGTAACAGTATTAGAAGAAACAGTACCAATTTGATTAAGAACTGTAGTACTAAAATTAGCATCATCTCCAAGGGCTGCTGCTAATTCATTTAGAGTATTTAAAGCTTCTGGAGATCCATCTACAAGATTTGCTACTGCTGTTCCAACAAAAGCAGTAGTAGCAAGTTGAGTAGTACTAGTACCTGCAGCAGCAGTAGGAGCCGCTGGAACACCTGTAAAAGTTGGAGAAGCAAGGGGTGCTTTAAGCCCTAGTTGTGTATTTGCGTATGTTCCGTAAGCATCAGATCGTGCAGTAATTGTTGCTACATTGTCCTGTACAACATCTACATTAGCATTTAAACGAGTATAAGTTACAAAATCATTAGACGCAGAATCTGTGGTCGCAATTTTAGCATTTAATTGAGTTTGAATTGCTGAAGTAACCCCATCAAGATACCCAAGTTCTGTAGAAGTTATATCTGATACAGCAACTTTTCCTGAACCATCTGAAGTTAAAGCTCTTGAGGCAGTTAAGTTTTCAGTAGTAATAGTAGAAACAGCGCCTGCAATATTATTAGTCCTACGAGTTTCTAAAGCTGTAATATCAGTCGCATTAGTAGCTACGTTATCAGATACAACATTTATGTTAGCGTTTAAACGTGTATAAGTTACAAAGTCGTTAGCAGCGCTATCAGGTAAGGCAGCTACATTGTCCTGAACTACGTCTAGATTAGCGTTTAAACGTGTTTCAGCGGCAGTAACGTTATCAGATACAACGTTTATGTTAGCATTTAAACGTGTATAAGTTACAAAGTCGTTAGCAGCGCTATCAGGTAAAGCAGCTACATTATCTTGTACAACGTCTAGATTAGCATTTAAACGTGTTTCAGCTGCAGTAACGTTATCAGATACTACATTTATGTTAGCATTTAAACGTGTTTCAGCTGCAGTAACGTTATCAGATACTACATTTATGTTAGCGTTTAAACGTGTATAAGTTACAAAGTCGTTAGCAGCGCTATCAGGTAAGGCAGCTACATTGTCCTGAACTACGTCTAGATTAGCGTTTAAACGTGTTTCGGTAGCGGAAATAGTATTAATAATAGTAGTACTAAAGTTAGCGTCATCTCCTAGAGCAGCAGCAAGCTCATTAAGAGTATCTAAAGCAGCAGGAGCACTATCAACCAGTCCTGCAACTTCATTGTCCACATATGTTACACTAGCAAAAGTCGTATTAGCGTAAGTACCAAAGGCATCACTGCGAGAAACAATGGCAGTTACGTTGTTCTGTACTACATTTATGTTAGCATTTAAACGTGTATAAGTTACAAAGTCGTTAGCAGCGCTATCAGGTAAGGCAGCTACATTATCTTGTACAACGTCAATATTAGCATTTAAACGTGTTTCAGCTGCAGTAACGTTATCAGATACTACATTTATGTTAGCATTTAAACGTGTTTCAGCTGCAGTAACGTTATCAGATACTACATTTATGTTAGCGTTTAAACGTGTATAAGTTACAAAGTCGTTAGCAGCGCTATCAGGTAAGGCAGCTACATTGTCCTGAA